CATATTAAATCATTCCTTTCTATCTTATAAATTCAAAAGAGTTCGTTATCGCATTGTAACGAACTTCAAATGTAATTGTGATTCCATATTTTTTTAATATCATATCTTTTATACTTGGACTTGTATCTGTCCTTGTAAAATTATATTCTTGAAGTTTTAAATCAACTTCATTTGCCATCTCCATACATTGTCTTTGCTTTTCATTCCAACAAGAAATAGATATTTGAAATGTAGTTTTTATCGGAAAACCATTTTGTGTTTTTAATGTACTTTTTAATGGTGTGTGTAATTCCAAACAAGGAAACTCACTATCTGTTGATGGATTAGTTAATATTTGTTTATATCCTAAATCTACTAATTTATCATATACTAAGTCTGAAAATTCTTTCTCGCTTAATTGTTTCATTTGCAAGCCTCCTTTAATATTTCATTTATTTTATTGTCTAAAATTTGTATATTTTCGTTTCTTGATTGAAATTCTGCATCTGTCATAAAGTGATTTGCTTTAGCTCCTCTTGCAACATAAAATTGCATATCATTTATCGTTATAATTGGATAATGTAAAGGTCTTGGTACTTTATTTACTGGAATAAACCACTCTGTGAATCCACTTTCAATAAAGTGTTTCGTTTGTCCTATGTGTTCCATTTCAGCATATTGTCCTGTTCCAAAATGCTCAAACATTGCATAAGGCATTTTTACTTTATCTGTATATAATCTTCCTTTTATTTCATTGTTTGAAGTATCTACTAATTCATACAATATACCTTCTTCATTGTGCCCTTTTTCAAGTCTTACTGCATATCCTTTCATATTCTTTAATACATCTTCTAATGCTTCAGGAAGTATTTTACTTAATCCCTCAGAGATTTTTTGTATATTTTTGTAATTGTGCTTTACTTTTATTTTAGCTTGAAGTTTAATCCCCATAATATTTCTCCAATCTATATACAGTTGTATCTCCTATTTTATTTTGGTCTAACACTCTATATTCAGGTACAATTTTTTCTTCTTTAGATACATCCTTTAAGGAAATTCCATATCCATTTAATATATTGTATTGTTTGTCTGTTCTAGCTTTGAAAATATCATAGTTTACTTCTCCTGTTGATTTTACATCTAATTCATTTATATCTTGTTGTAAATTTAAATAAGCAGTAGAAATATACTGCCACACCTTACTAGGTTCTCCGTGGTCGCTTATTTCTTCTGCCTTACTAATATAAACTTTGGTTAAATTCTTCAATAACATTATTTCAGCCTCCTAACACCATTTTTGATAATATTAGAACGCATCTTGTCTATAATATCTTCATATGAACTAGATATACTTCCTTCACTTTTTGATAATAAACCCTCTGCACCTCTTGCTAAATATTCACTTTTTACAGCTTTGTTTATGTATGGTTCTATCTTTTTATCATCTTCTTGTCTGTTTGAAATATCACAGGCAATAGATGTTATATCCTCTATAATATCGTGTAATACTTCATCTGTATTCTCAACATAATTTGCTCCTAAATTGGATTTTATTTTTCTTATTAACATTCTATTGCCTCGCTTTCTATTTATTTTCTGTTACTTCATTTATAGTATCAAATCCTGCTAATTCTTTTTTTAAGTCTTTTGCTTTCTTTTCTTTTTTATCTTCCTTTACTTCTGTGTAAAGTTTAGATTTTTTCATTTTTTCTTCTAAGAATTTTGATGTTGGAGTAAATATATTTCCATTTTTATCTTTAAATTTCATATACTATTTCTCCTATTCTTGTGGTAGTAAAGCTAATAGAGTTTCTTTATTTGCATTTTTATCATACTCTATTCCTAAATCATCAAGTTTTGCTTTTATTTCTGCCACTTTTAATTCTTTTGAAGGTTCTTTACCTACTTCTTGATATTCTTTTGATTTTCTCATTTGGTCTATAACAAATTTATTTTCAGTTTTATAAGTATTACCTACTTTATCTTTAAAAATTGCCATAATTTAATTCCTCCTATTTTTTATTAGTTATATAACACTAAGTCAGGTGTTACGCATTTTGTTCCTCTATCGATAAATAATCCGAAAGAAGTTGCTTTTGATAATCCTATTCTTTCAGGTTCAGAAATTACAGGATGTTTTGGTTGTGCAACAGCACCATCAATGTATACTATGAAGTTTGTATCTTCAGGTACATTTACAGTGTTGAATACATCTACACCATGGAATCTTCCAAATTCACCAATAGAAGTATCTATATTTGAATTTTTAGTATCATCTAAGTAATCTCTTATTTCTCCATAGAAATCAGGAGAACAAGCAACTTTTATTAATTGTAATGGTACACCATTAACAAAATCATTTTTTACTTTAGATAAAGCTACTATTGCTTTGCTTAATATTTTATTTGGTGCAGTTTCAGTTGTTTCGAATTTTGTTCCTTCTGCTTTCATTACTGCGAAGAATTTAACATCGTTATCAATTCCCATTACCATTTGATGATTTGCTGTTCTTCTTTCAATTAATCCATTTACACCATACATTTTTAAGTCTTTTTCTTCAACTTCTTCTATGTATTCTAAATCATCATCTACTGGAACTACTACATTTAAAGCTTTAACTTTTGAAGCTTCTCCTGCTGCTCTTGCTGTTCCATATTTATTTCCTTTTACGTTTGCAAATCTTTTTGCTTCAACAGAACCTGCTGTTGGGTCTCCACTTAAATCTTTGTTTGAGTGTAATCCTGATATTGTTTGTGTTGCTATATTGTCTATAACTTTTCCATATTCCTCTGCTAATTTATCTTTTCCTTCTTGTCCTTGTAATTGTATACTTAATGAATCTATTCTTGTATCTGCCATTTTTCATTCCTCCTTAAATTCTAAAATATTGTTGGTATGGCTTTAGGTTGGCTTCCTTGCATACCAGTTTTAGTAACTGGAGTATCTTCTTTTAATCTTTCATTAACTGACTTTTCAACAGCCTTATTAAAAACAGCCGATAAGTTATCGATATTCTCGGTTAACTTTTCTGCTGTTACTGATTTAAAATCAATTAAATTTAATAAAGATACATCTAGTCCCTTTTCACTTGCAATATTTATAGCTTCCTCTTTCATTTTGTAAGCATTTAATTCTGCAAGTGCATTTTCTGATTTTTCTTTTTCTTTTTGCACTTGATATTCAAGTTTTTGCTTTTCGTTCATACTTGCTAATTTTTCAGCTTCACTTTTTTCAGCATCATTTATAGCTTTCATTTTTTCATCGTGAGTTGTTATTGCTTTTTGAACTCTTCTGTCAAACTCTGCTTGATATTCCTTGTTTTTTAAAATATCATCAAAAGTTTGTACATCTTGATTTGTTTCTGTTCCTACTGGTTCATTTACTGCCCCTGTATTAACAGTTGAATTGTTGTCTTCCATTTTTATTCTCCTGTCCCAATTTGTTCAATTAAGCCCAAATCGTTACTAAATATTTCATTTCTTTTATAAAGCCTAACTATGATAAAACGGCATAAAAATAAGAGCCTGTCGACTTGGCTCTTTGTATATAATTATAAAAAATTAATAACTTATTTATTTTTTAAACCTTCTCTAAATCCTTTCATAAATGAAGAACTTAGTATACTTAAAAAAGGTCTAAATATTGTAAGTGCTGTAAATAAAAACCAATACCATGTTGGCATATCTAACTTAATACTTAATATTAATACTAATATCCACATAACTATTAATTCCTTTCTATAAAAAATAACACCTACTTTTCAGTAAGTGTTTTAATCATCTTCGTCTTCATCATATTTAACGAAATATTCTTTATTCTTTTTAATGCATTTGTTAATTGTCTTTATAAGTTGTTTTTTATTTCCTTCAAATTCCATTAAAGGAAAACCTTCCGGAAATTTTTCTTCATATTCCTTTAATTTCTTTTCAACTTCTTCATCTATCTCATCATCATAAAACATTATTTAATCCTCCTAATTAAACTATCAAATGCGGTTAATGTATTTGGTAACAAGCTATTTATTGCATTCAGATAATCCATATCATCACTTCCTGCAATAGAAAACAGATTTGCAAACGTCTCCTTTTCTAATGCATATTTTCGTTTCCAATAATTGCTACTATGATAATATTTACCTCTAATTTGATTATTTGTCAAGCCACTAA